ATAGGCGTGATCAAGCTTTAAAAAATGCAGGTAAAGATGATTTAATTGGAAATAAACCAGTAGAATCTCCATATAGACCTCCACAGCGTCAACTTAAAAAATCTAATCCATCCTTTGTCAATAGCTGGTGACTAATTCAACCATTCTTGTTCCAGATTTGATCTATCCCGCAGATACGGTCATTTTTGATGTTCCATCGTTTACTGATCCCGTTGGTGATCCGGTAGACAACACCAATTACGCGATGAATTGGTATGCACGAACAAATACTGCTTCTGAAGCCGCAACGATTACAGGTGCAGATGAAGGTATGGGATGGAGAATTACTGTTCCATCTTCTACAACAACAACCTTTGATTCTGGGACATGGACATGGCAAGCAATAGCAACTTATGGATCAGTTCGATATACAGCAGGTCGTGGTCAATTCACTGTTAAAGCTTCTGCTTATTACATTGGGACTCCTGGTGCTTTTGATGATAGATCTCGTGCAGAAGTTGATCTTGGTCATGTAGAAGCTGCTATTCGTACCTTGGCAGAAGGTGGAATGGTTCAGGAATATGCCATTGGAGGAAGAAGTTTAAAGCGATATAAAATGGGTGAACTGCTTCAATTAAAAGCAGAATTAGCAAATGAGATCAACATGGAAAGACGCAAAGAAAAGATGCGTCAAGGCCTTGGTAATCCTGGTCTTGCAAAAGTGAGGTTCGTTTAATGGCTTTTTTAGGTTTTGGTCGCGTTAATTCGCTTAGAAAACAGTTATTTGACGCTAAAACGCGCAATAACAACTTAAAACGTGCTTATGCTGCTGCTCAAAATAATCGTTTAACGTCTGATTGGGTAAGACCTTCTAGTTCTGCTGATAGTGAAGTTAAAGGAAGTATCAAAACTGTTCGTAACTCTGCAAGGCAACTTGTTCGAGATAGTGACTTTGCTAAGGCTGCTTTAAGGGCAGTTAAAAATAATGTTGTAGGAACAGGAATCAAGAATCAGGCGCAAGTAAGAATGAAGCGCGGAGATCGTTTGGCTACTGAAATCAATGAAAGTATCGAAACTAAATTTAAGCGTTGGAGTAAAGCCAAAAATTGTCATGCAGGAGGAAAGCTTTCTTGGCGTGATATTCAAGGATTAGCAATCACTTCAATGCTTGAATCAGGTGAAGTTTTTATTCGTCTTGTCAGGCAACCTTTCGGTGATAGCAAAGTTCCTTTAGGACTAGAAGTAATCGAAGCAGATTTACTAGATGATGGATACAACGTGATATTGAAGAATGGAAATCAAGTAAAGATGGGAGTTGAAATAAATAAGTGGGAGAGACCGGTTGCATATCATTTTTGGGATTATCATCCTGGTGATTATCAATTCTCGGCAACACCTAAAGAAACAAAGAAAAGAGTAAGAATTGCTGCTGATGATATTATTCATCTCTATTCAATTGACAGACCAGGACAGACAAGGGGCGTTAGTGCTTTTGCTTCTGCAATTATGCGTTTGCGTAATTTAAGTGGATACGAGGAAAGTGAAATTGTCGCTGCTCGTGCTACTGCCAGCATGATGGGGTTTGTCAAAACACCAGATCAAGAATTATTTGAAGACGGTACTTATTCTCAAGATTCTGTTCTTGATTTTTCTCCTGGTTCTATCAGGCGACTGGCTCCTGGCGAAGAGTTGCAATTCTTTTCACCTAACAGACCTGATGATTCGTTCACACCTTTTGTCCAACAAATGCTTCGTGCAGTGGCAGCAGGTGTAGGGTGTTCATATACACAAGTAAGTTCTGATTTTAGTCAGTCAAATTACAGTTCATCTCGTCTTGAATTGTTAGAGACAAGATCGCATTACAAAACACTTCAACAATATTTAGTTGAAACCTTGTGTCAAGAAGTTTATAAGAAATGGATTGAGATGGCTGTCATGTCAGGCAATTTAGATCTTCCTGGTTACGATAGTGAGCCCGAAAGATATGAAGAATGCAAATGGATTCCACCTGCTGCTCAGTTTGTTGATCCTCAAAAAGAAGCTGCTGCTTATAAATCTTTAATTCGTAGCGGTGTAATGACTCTTTCTCAAGTTATTGCTCTACACGGTGGTGATTTCGATGAGCAAATGCGTCAGCGTCAAAGAGAAATAGAGATGGCAAAAGAACTAGGAATTGTATTAGACACTGATCCTTCTCAAGTTGGAGATCAAGGCAATATTCAATCAACTTTGGAAAATAATCAAACAAATAATCAGGAAAGTGAAACTCAAGGAAGTGAATTAGACTAGAATTTAAGTTATTATTTGTAAAAAAAAACTATGCGAGGCAAAAAGTCCGCAAAGCGGAAGGCTTATAAAGTTAAGCCTAAAGGCTTCGCAGCCTTGAGATCTGCTGCTATCGCTGAACCACCAGTTGAAGTAGTAGAAGAGATTGTAGAAAAAAAGGCTGTTGAAGAGGAACGTGATTTCACTGTGGAAAATCACAAAAGAGCGCATGTTACCGAATTTATTAGATCAAAAGAAGAAGATCGTGTAATTGAGTTTCCTTTCGCTAGTGAAGAACCAGTTGAGCGAATGTATGGGAATGAAGTCTTAGAGATAAGTGAAAGAGCGATGGATATGTCAAGACTAAATACAGGTGCGCCACTCCTTTTTCAGCATGACGCAGATAAGATAGTTGGAGTAGTAGAACGTGCTTACATTAAAGGTAAGCGTGGATTTGCTCGTGTTCGACTCGCTAATAACGAGCTAGGACGCGAGATGCAGGAGCTTATTTCGGATAATATTATTCGAAATGTAAGCTTCGGCTACAAGATCAATGAAATGGAAGCAGATAAGTCCACAACTCCTGTGACTTATCGTGCTACCGACTTCCAACCTTTTGAAATCAGCTTGGTCACAGTGCCAGCAGATTTTAAAAATGTTGGCATTGGTCGCGCTCTCACTAATAATGAGGGTAATCAAACGGCCTCAGCCGTTACAAGTAAACCTACTGAAAAATCAAAAGTGGAACCTAATCTTGAAAATGAGGCTGCTATCCGCGCTGAGGCTTCAAAAGCACAGCGTAAGGAAGTTGCTGACATGCTTGCTCTAGGGCAGCGCACACAAAATGTTGAGCTTGCTCAGGATTTCATTGCTAGTTCTCGTTCTTTAGACGAACTTCGCACTGCTCTTCTAGAGAAGATGGGTGTTGAAGAGAAGCCCATTCAAGCTAAAGACGCAGAAATCGGCCTAACAGAAAAGGAAACTCGTCAGTTCTCCTTCTTAAGAGCACTTAAAGCTTTAGCTCATCCAACTGATGCTGCTGCACAAAGAGCTGCTGCTTTTGAATTTGAAGTTAGTGAAGCTGCTCAAGCAAAAACAGGAAAAGAAGCTCGTGGTCTTTTGATCCCTGCTGATGTTCTTGGCTATGGCAGAAGAGACTTAACAGTTGGCACTGCATCTGCTGGTGGTGATTTAGTAGCAACAGATTTGCTATCAGATTCATTTATTGACTTGCTTCGTAAGTCTCTTGTTTTACAAGGTGCTGGAGCAAATGTCTTAACTGGATTGAATGGAATGGTTGCTATTCCTCGTCAATCTGGTGGCGCAACTACATATCATGTTGCTGAAAATTCCAACATCACTGAATCTGCATTAACAGTAGATCAGGTTGCACTTCAGCCAAGAACAATCGGTGCGCTAACTGATTACTCTCGTCGTCTTTTACTTCAATCAAGCATTGATGTTGAGAACCTTGTAAGAAAAGATTTAGCTCAGCAAATTGCTATTGAAATTGAGAATCAAGCAATCAATGGTACTGGTACTAACAGTAAGCCACTTGGTATTTTGAATGTAACTGGAATCAACACTGAATCTGGTGTTGCTGCTTTCAGTGACTTCGTTAATGCTGAAGCTGCACTAGGAACAGATAACGCTTTACAAGGCAACCTTGGTTATTTGATGAACTCAGCTCTTCGTGGAACCATGAAGGTTACTGAGAAGGCATCTAATACTGCTCAGTTTGTTTACGAGAGCGATAACACAATCAATGGTTATCCTGCTTACGTTTCAAACTCAATGCCAGCAAGTACTGCTGTATTTGCAAACTTCAGCGACATCTTGATTGGTCTTTGGTCTGGTCTTGACATCATGGTTGATCCTTACACTGGATCTGCTGCTGGTACTGTTCGTGTAGTTGCTATGCAGGATTACGACGTTGCAGTTCGTCATCCAGAATCTATCTGTAAGCTTTCCTGATTTCTTAGGAGTCTCTTATGCGTATTGAAATGCTTAGGCCAACGATTGTTGACCTTAATCAAGTAAATGTAGGCGATTTCGTAGAAACGTCTGAAAGTACAGCCCGATTATTAATTGGGA